AAATGCTTGCTGGGAAAAAGTCATATGAAGTAAAAATTCGTGCTTACGGCTGGGCTGATAATGTAACAGGCAACCAATTCCCAAGATTCAGTCCTGCACTTAACATAGTAAGCGATGACAAAATACCAGAAGACGGGACTAACTATATGGCTGTTGACCCAGCAGGGTCTAGAAACTGGTTTATGCTCTGGATGCGTGTAGCCAAGAACGGCGATATGTATGTTTACCGTGAATTCCCTGATGAGTCTGATGGTGAATGGGCTGTGCCTTCATCTGACCCCGACGGCAAGATGGGTACGGCTCAAAGAAACAACGCAGGACGCTCGCTGGCTGAATATAAAGAACTTATACTTACCCTTGAAAAGGGAGAAGATATGTGGGAGCGTTTTATTGACCCTAGGGCTGGAGGAACTAAGGCTGTAACCGAAGAAGGTGGTGTAACCCTTATTGATATGCTTGACGACGGAGAAATACCAATGCACTTTCTTCCTTCGGCTGGCATTAGGATTGACCAAGGCATTGCAATGATAAACGATGGGTTTGCTTATGATATGTCAAAAGACCTAAGTGAAGAAAATAAGCCCAAACTATACATCAGCGAAAAATGTCAAAACCTCATCTACTGCATAAAGGAATGGACTGGTACGGACGGGGAGAAAGGGGCAACCAAAGACCCAATCGACTGTCTTCGATACCTTTTGGTAATGGACTTGCAATATCAAGGAAATTCGGCAATGAAAAGTTGGGGTGGAGGAAGTTACTAATGGAACTATTTTTTCCATCATTTCTTACAAGGCAAAAGGCTATGCTTCTTACTGGATTGACTAGGAAGAGGCTAGAAAACCTTATCAATGAGCATAAGGTAAAATTTATAACAACAAAAGGAGGACACAAACGATACCTCCGAACCGATTTAATCAAAATAATTTATGAACAAGTATAATATCAATCAGGATAAGTTGGTATACGCCAACAAGACTCCAGATATTCCGTATCTTTATCAAGAGTACCAGCGTTCTACACAGAATGGCGGAAACTCTTCTAACATCATTCACAATGATGACATCCGTCTTGCTAGATGGGCTGGTCAAACAGATGACGGAAAAAAGCACAGCGAAAACCGTCCTAACGGAGATGGGGCTTTCCCGTTTGAAGGGGCTTCTGATTCTCGTTGCCGTCTTGTTGACAGAACCATTAACGACACTGTTGCAATGCTTATGACCACCTTTGACCGATGCAAGGTCAAGGTCAAGGGTACTGAATTTAACGATTATGACTTTGCTGGCTCTGCTACCATTCTTATGGATTGGTTTACGCAAGCAAAGATGCGTACAGAACTTAGAACTGAGGCTGAACTGCTTGCTCAATATACACAACAGTATGGTTGGTCTGCACTTCAAGTTAATTGGCTTCAGGAAGAGGCTCTTCGTAGTCAAACTATAAGAATTGAAGAACTTGCTCAAGCCTCTCAACAGGCTATGCAGTCTAACCCTTCAAGTGCTCTTGTTGGGCTTGTTCCTGCAATCCTTGACCCTGAACAGGAAGACTATGCAGTTAGTCTTATCCAAAGTTTTCTTGCTGATGTTAAGGCAAGTGAAGTAAAGAAAGCCGTTAAATCTCTTAGAGAAACTGGTAAGGCTGAATTGCCTCAAAAGTATGTGTCTAAGAATCTTCCTGTTGTTTCTGCTCTTAAGCCTTACGACGAAATTTCTTTTCCTCCTGAAACAATTGATATTCAAAATGCCCGTGTAATTTTTAGGCGTATCTTTATGACAGAGGTAGAACTCCGTTCTATGGGTGAAAAGGAAGGCTGGAGACAAGAATTTATTGATGAGGCTATTCTTACTGCTGGTAAGGCTAGTGCCTATAATGACCCTAATGTTCTTCCTGCCGCTTCACTAATTAACTATCAGGTAAATCGCAATAATCACCTCATTGAAATTATCTATGCGTATTCTAAGTTGCTTGATGAAAACAATGTACAATCTGTTTATTGCACAATCTTTGCTCCTGTTGCTGGTAGTGAAAATTATGCTAGTCACGAAATGCTTGGATATGCTCACAATGAGTATCCTTTTGTAATCTATCGCAGAGAACGCATCAGAAGACCTATTCAAGAGTCTAGAGGTATTCCTGAGATTGCTATAACAGACCAAGATGAAATTAAGGCTCAACACGATTCAATTCGTGACAGAACTGCTTTTACTACACTTCCTCCAATTCTAGTTAAGAAAAGACTTGGCGGAATGAACAAAGTTGCTCCAGGAATTCATCTTCCAGTAACATCACCTGACGATTACAAATTTATGCCTACACCTACAGGCGATGCAACTACTGCTTTTGCTCTTATGGAACGAGTTGAAGTCAATCACGCTCATTACTTTGGTATGTATCATCCGAACATCCTTCCTGCTAAGACTCAGACAACACAGCAGTTTATTGTAAATGGATGGCTTGATATTTGGGGCAAGGTTTATAATATGATATTTAGTATGATGCTTCAGTATCTTGACCCTGCTGAAATTGAGCAGATTACAAATACTCCTGTTCCTCAAAATCTTTCTGCTATTTCTAATCAATATGATTTTCAGATTAAGTATGATGTCAGGGAACTTGACACAGACTTTGTTATGGAAAAACTAAAGGCTGTTATGCAATTTATTGTTCCGCTTGATAGTGGTGGCGTTATTGATAAAAATAAACTGGTAAGAGCCGCTATTGAAGCAGTTGACCCTGATAAGGCTAAAGACCTTATTCTTCAAACTTCTTCTGCCTCTCAAATGCTTTATAAGGATATACAATCTGATATTGGCCTTATGATGCTTGGTAATGAAGCCAACTATGTTGAAAACGACCCTTCTGCTCCTACCAAACTCCAGTATTTGCAAGACATTATGGGTAAAAATCAAAAGGCTCAACAAATGATGCAAGGCGACCAACACTTTAGAGCATTGATGGAAAACTATGTAAAGAATCTTCAGATGTCTGTTAGCCAACAGCAGAATAAACAAATTGGTCGCACTGGCGTTACCCCTGTTGCAGAACAGGCAGGAAATCAGATGCAAGAGCAAATTAAACAGGCAGACGAACAGCAACCTGAACAACAACCGCAACAATAATGCTACCTAGTCAAATACTTGTAGGTTTTTCTTTTGAGGCTGGAAATGACACTTGGAAGGCTGTTCATATGCTTTTAGACGCTTCTATTGAGGCTGAGGTTGCTAATGCACTTTCAAAGGACAATAAAGGAGAAGATAGGGCTTGGTATGCTGGCAGGGCTGATGCTTTGATGGCATTTAAGGAAATCCTTGTGAACACTAGGAATACAGTCCTTGAAGACCAAGGAAGACCTGTTGAAGACGATGTTTCGTAAGAAATTGGCTCCGTGTTAATTAGCCACTTGCTTATTAACATAAACTGACATTTATGATATGTAGTTCTGGGACTATTCAAAACCCTGCTTATAGTAATATAGGACTTTAGACCTTTCTCTAATGAATACAGATAATCAATCCGACCTTGGGACGGAATCAAATAACCCCACGACAAATGAAGGAACACCCGCTCCTTTTAATCAAAACAAACTCGCTGACATTGTTAACGAGACATTCCTAAGCGGTGAGGAAAGAGAGGACTCTTCAGATTCCGAAAATTCTGAAGCGGAAGGTCAAGCGACTTCCGAAAATGATGAAGTTCATTCACAGTACACAGAAAAACAGCCCGAACAAGAAAATCCTGAAGACTCCGAGGAAACCGAAGAAACCAAGTCTGAAGATGATGATTTTGAACGGGGGTTGCCAAAAGGAGTCAAGAAACGCATTGATAAACTCTCCGCTAAACGCAGAGAGGCTGAGGCTGAAGTTGAGAAGTTGAGGGGAGAGGTTGAGCGACTGTCGCAAGAGGCTTCCAAGCCAGCACAGGCTCCGACCAAGAAAGACCCTTATGCTCACCTTTCAACCATTGATGAAGTCGGTCGTGAGGCTGACCAAGCCAAAAAGATTAGACGATGGTGCGAAATGAATCCTGATGGTGCAGTAGTTACGAAACCTGATGGCGAAGAAGTTGAGTACACCGCAGATGAAGTCCGTAAGATTAAGGTTAAGGCAATGGATGCTCTTGAAGAGCACCTTCCTGTCAGAGCCAGATATCTTCAGGAATACCAACAGATTGAACAAGTCGCCGCTAAGGAATACCCTTGGTGGAAGGACAGAAGTTCATCTGAAAGACAAATTGCGGAATCGTTCCTTAAACACTTCCCAGAAATTCAGCGTTTCCCTGACTATAAGATGGTGCTAGGTGATTACATTCGTGGCGTTAAAGCGAGAGAATCCTCTCAAAAGAACGGCAAGACATTTAATCAAAAGGCTCCTAACCAACCAAGACCCTCTGCGTCTCCTGCTCGTATTCCTCAACAAGAGGCTAATACACAGGGTGCAAAGAAGCGTTTTATGTCCTCTGGTAACAAAGATGACCTCTCGTCTATAATCGCTAACCGATTCCTGTAATCAAACCCCCCTACCCCTAAAACCTATATACTAATATGGCAAACCTAACAGAACCCTCCTTCGCCTCTGGCAAGAGAGAAGAACTCGCAGACCTTATCTCGCTCGTCGATGCTAAGGACACACCCTTCACTTCGATGGCGAAGAAGGGTAGCAAACCTGGCAATACTCTTTTCAGATGGCAGGCTGACAGCCTTCCTCTGCCGAAGATGACTGGCACAGTTGACGGTACAGATGTCTCGACCTATGACAACTATGTCAAGGACGCTGACGCTTCCAAGCAGTATCGTGCTGAACTCTCCAACTACATTCAGATTTTCCGCAGAGCCGTCCGTGTGTCGCCTCTGACTCAGGATATCTCGACAATCGCTGGTGTTCGTGACGAACTCGCTAACAATGTCGCCAAGGGCATCCAAGCCCTTAAGCGTGATATGGAAGTCACTCTGTGCTCCAACAACGGTGCTCAGGCTGACGCTGGCGGCTCTACCCCCTACCTCACCCGTGGTCTTCACAAGTGGCTCCAACCCGCTGGTACAGGCACAGTCTCGTTCTCCACAGGTGCTTGGTCTACTCCGAACGCCAATCAGGACGCTACCCTCCCGATTCACGGCAACTTCCAGACCCCTGCCTCTAACCGCTCCACAGTCGGCACAGCCGCTCTGACGGAAACGGTTGTTCAGGACATCCTCACAGGTATCTACTCCCAGACTGGTCAATACAAGGATTATGACGCTCTTGTCGGCACAGCCCTCAAGAGAGCGTTCACAAACCTCGTCTTCACTACCGCTCAGGGTTCTGGTACTGCTCCGATGACCGCTATTCGCACACTTAACCGTGAGTCGGACTCTTCGTCCTACATCTCTTCGGTTGATGTCTTCGAGGGCGACTTCGGTAAGTTGAGACTCCACCCGTCGCACTACCTCAAGGCTACCTCTGGTGTCGGTTCGACATTCGCTGGTTACATCATCCCGTTTGACCAAGTTGAAGTTCGCTATGGCGGCAATGTCGCTGGCGTTACCAAACTCACCAATAACGGTGGTGGCGAAGCCCGAATGATTGAAGCGGTTGCTGGACTCTGCGTCTACAACCCGCTTGCCTTCGGCGTGTTTGACTTCACGGCTTAACCGCTAGTGTCAGACATTATCCAAAGTCTGACTGAAGTGATTCCCTCCCACCTTAGAAATAGGGTGGAGAGGGAACTCCTTCACGGTTGGAGAATGTCGGAAATTAAGGCTCAAGCGACTGCTACGCAGAACGCTGTTTTTAACCACTCCAATGAAGCACATAACATTGAGGGTGTAGGTCGCCTAAAGGCGAGAATACCTGTTGAAGCGTGGCACTATTGGGGTCAACGCCTTGGCTATGAGTGCTGGGAGGACAAGCAGTTTCTTGACGAATTCCTCCGAGATAACCCTGAAACAGCCATAAGAAACTATGCAAAGCGTACCACTGTTAATGGTGCAATTTTTACTGGTGACGGCTACCTAACCAAATGAGAACTACGGAATTTTCTAAAATCCTGTTCGATGCAATTCAATACTCTGGCAACGACAGACATAACATTTCTGATGAGACATTTGCTCAATTCAGGGACTTTATTTCTGCCCGTATTCCTGAGGCTTGGGAGTCTAATCAATGGGCGGATATCTGTCGACTCACTAGTTTTACTACATCTGTTGATGCCAACAATGTAACCTATTTTACTCCTGTTGAGGAGGCTGACGAAATCCTTGGTGTATATTCCAAGAATCCTCAGGAAACCACAAAAGCCACACAACTTGGCTACCAGATTTATGACAGCGGTAGCGAGCGTAAGGTTATTTTATCTAGCACAGTAAGTACTGGATATTACATTTACAGAAAGGATTGCATTATGCTCAACGGCGATGTATATAGTCCTTCTACGGTTTATTACAGCGGCGTTCAAATTTACTTTGACTCTGGCTCTGGAACAGGCACATATATCCCAGTTCAAGGAAAGCCACACGCTGGCAACTTTTATACCTGTCTTGCTACGGCAACTACTGCGGGTCAAAGTCCTACAACCCATCCAACTCTTTGGTCTAAGATTGAAATACCTTACATATTTGGTTCTTTCCTGTCTTGGGCGGCGGCAACAAATTGGCTAGTATCTGAAGGTCAGATGCAAGAAGCCGCTACAATTGAAGCCAAGGCTCAACAAATTCTTGAGCAAGAGTACGACAAGTTCTTGCGTCAGCAAGGTCAGTTCGGAAAGATAAATATGATACAAACTTACTAATAATACAATGGCTAACATTCAAATCTCCTCACCGTTCCTTCCTAGTTTTACTCACGCTGAAGGCAGTCTTACTACAAGTTGGGTTGAAGTCCTTCCTGCGTCGGTTGTTCCAGAAAGACGAATTTCTCTTATTATTCAAAACAAGGATGCTGCAATTGCTATTGAAGTAGTTCTTAATAATTCTACTTCTACTGCTACAGGTGGTCTTAATCTTGCGGCTGGGGCTTCTATTTCTTTGGATAATTATAAGGGTGCAGTTCAAGCAAGAAGTGCAAGCGGAACACCAATCATTCATATTGCTTTTGCTACTGCCTAATGGCTGTTCGCCTCAAGTTTGCTAATGACTTGAACATCTTTGGAAGTTCCAGAGGTGCTGGAGGCTTTCTGTCTACCCCAGTATTGATTGGCGGTGGCTACCCTGCGTATGGGACTGTGCTATCTACGGGATACGGAGTAGATTATGAAATCGGGGCTACTGTTTATTCAAGTATCCTTGCCGTTTCTGTCTTCACTTACACTTGTGATGTAGATACCAAGGCAGATGGAGTTGGCGGCTCTTTTATTGATTGGGCAAATGCAGTTAATACTTATCCCAAAAATAACGGCACACTTATTGCCACTAGTTCTGACGACATTGATGGAAACCCTCAACAGGTTCCATCTTCAAGCGGTAATTACTACAATAGCGGTTCCTATTCTGATAGAAATGAAGTTCACAATGGTACAGGAGGAATTGATACAGTAGGTGTTGGAACTTTTACTTACTTTACTGATGGAACTTACATTACTGGTAACGGTAGTGACCCTAATAATACACAAGTTCCAGCCACTTATTATTCTAGTTATTATTTTAACGGAACTGGAACTAACCACAATTGGGTTTGGAATGGTACTGGTGGATACAGAAATGAAGACAGCAACTATGGTTCCTATTATTCAAACGGAACAGAAGTTGATGTCGGTTTAAGATATACGACATCTAACGCACAAACAGAAGTTCCGATGGGTTCTGGTGCTTATTATGATAATGGGAAGGTCAATCAAGACACTTACTACTGGGATGGTTCTGGTGGTTTCTATGGTAGTACCGTAGGAGGCAACCCTCAAGGTTCCTTCTTCCCGTTTACACAATTTATTACTAATGATAATTGCCCTTCAATTGGTGATTTTAACCAAAGCGTTGCTTATTATTGGGACGGAAACAACGGCTGGTACATCAACACTTGGCCTTAATTTATGAATATTCGAAAAGACATTACTATTGAAAAAGGTTGGTCTGCCTTCGTTAAGGACTCTGAGTGCCTAGGCATCACGGAGTTCAAATCTGGCGGCAAGGCTCACACCCTGCTTGAAGTCATCACCAAGCCTACACAGGCTGAACTGAAGGCTGAACTCAAGGCTCGCAAAATCTCTCTCCCTGTATGATTACTATTTTCCTTTCTTCTGTCACCTTCCTTGGTGGCGTTTATGTCGGCACTCGCTGGTCTGAAAAGATTAAGGCTGTCTACTATTCTATCATTTCTCAGTAATGCCTAATGAATACCAAAGGGATGGAGATATAGCGTTTGTCGGGCTTAACAGCCGTGATAACCCTAGTTCTTTGCCTGAAGGTATCCTTAGCAAGTCTCAGAATTTTAGACTAGACCGTGGTGTTGCTCAGACCAGAAAGGGTCTAGAGCGAAAGACTATTGGCGACATTGTAGGTCAAACAATCTATTCTACTGGAACTTTTATCCTTCCTAGTGGACAGGAAATGATAGCACTTGTAGTAGCCAATGGATTATACACATACAATCCACAAACAGAAACTCTTTCTGCTAAGATTTACTTTCCTAACAGAATAACTGGAGCAACTCTAACTTCTGCTGATAGTCAAACTGTAACAGTAACAAAAGCAACACACGGGCTTTTAGTTGGTGCAAGCGTATATGTAGAATGTAGCACTACTGCATATTCTGGATTGTTTGTTATAACATCCAAAACAACAAATACATTTACATATATAATGGAGCGAATTGCTTCTACAGGTGTAATAACTGGAGCATCTTGTTCTTATAATGCCTCAGAACTAATTACCACACCAGAAGGCTGTGATGTTTGCAATGCGGTTGACAAGATTTTTATTAGCAGAGGATTTGATAAGCGTCCTTTAATGTGGGATTTGGCTAACTCTATAACAACACTTCCTGATTCTCCTACAGTTGGACACGAATTTCCTAACTGTTCTACATTAATGTACTATGGTAATAGACTTGTTGCTATAGGAAAAAACCACGGAGAAACAGAAACTCTTAGAAATTATGACACAGTTTCTGTTAGCAATTATCTTGACTACGAACATTGGGATATATCAGATGCTTTTTCAATTAATAACGGAAGCAATGACCACCTTGTAGGCGTTGCCCCTTGGACGCTCAATGAGTTTCTTGTGTTTATGCGTAACAGCATATACTACATTTCAATTGGCAATGACAGATATACAAATAGTGCTCCGCTAAGTTCAAATTCATACATAAAGACTCTGGCTACAGACATCGGTTGTCTTGCTAAGAAAAGTGTTGTTCAGGCTGGTGGAGGCGTATTTTTCCTTTCTGATAACGGTGTGTATTTCCTGCAACCTCAACCAGCCTCTGCCGAGTCTATGAAGTTGCTCACGATGTCTGACCCTATATCGGCTCCTATTGATAATGTTATTCAACGAATCAATCGTAATTACGCAAGCAACGCTGTTGCTACCTATTGGAATAATCGTTACTACCTTGCCGTTCCGCTTGACGATAGTACTGTCAACAATACTGTATTGGTCTTTAACTTCATCCTAAAGCAATGGGAGTCGGTTGATACATACCCTACGCTTGTAACTACTAGCAATGGTATTTCTGTTTCTTATCCAAATAACGGAGGCGATGGTTGGCAACTTTATACTTCTGGTGCAAATGCTCCTCATAATTCTGGTGAATATATTCCTGTAATAATAAACAAAAGTAGTTATACAACTAGACACGGACTTGCTGTTGGAGATTATGTTAGTGTAACTTTTTCTTATCCTATGTGGGATGGAAGCAATCTTCTTTACAGCGGAAACCTTCCTCCTAGCGGTACATATAAAGTTGTTTACGACCAAGCCGCAGGACTTGGATTTTCTGATACATTCTTTA